CGGGGTCAATAGGCAAAGGAACACCGTTGTCATCAGGGATTATGCGCCCTGCGATTTGGTCTAACTTAGCCATAGCGACTATCTTCTTCATGCGGGCCATCTCGTCCTTGGCGAGGGGGAACCACACGTCATAGGGGATATGCCACTCAGCAAGTACCCGCCCAAAGTCATCAAGACCTGCGGCCCTACCTACACCCTTGGAGATACCCTCCAGTGAGATGTGACCGATAACGATGGTGTCACAGTCGTTGGCAAAAGCGTTAATAGCCGCCTGTAGCACTGCGGTACGGCGTGGGCCTTCGGGGTTCTCAAGTATCTTCTTCTGCTTCTTAAGGCCGATGGACTTCTCAAAAGAAAAGCCACCCATAGTCTTGAGTTCGTACAGGACCCTCTTACCGTCCCAGTCGGGGATAACAGCAGTGATGACTGAACCGTCAAACACACCGTCAGCGTGCCCCGATACCATCTCAGCGACCTGAGACTTGTTCTCAAAGGTGGCTCCGGGGAACCTGCGCCCGATAGCGTCCTGCACCCATTCGTGGATTTGCGTACCAAGGTGAGTGACCCACACAGAGGGGGCATCAAATGTATTGCTTGCCTCGTACCCTAGTGCCTGATAGGAGAGCGCCCTAGAGCAGTCACCGGCTGATGAGTATCGAAGTGGGGTGTCAAAAGCAGTCGGCTTAGGACCCCTCTCTTCATCTTGTTGCACTAACTCTCGCAAGAGTGAGTCTGTAAATACTGGCGCTACTGGGATTTTCCAGTCCATAACGCCCCCTTTCATTGTCGTGCCACACTATACACGGTGGCTGTGACATTTGCAAATGGGTGGGAGCCTGCCGGGGACAGAAGGAAAGAGAATAACTTCTTCCCCGGCGGCTCAACCGTGGCAACTGTGAAAGGAGATAAACAGCGCCACCGCTATTGTAGCACACAACAGATACCTGCCAAGTAGTTTCCCCTGCCGGGTGCTAACGCCGACAGGGGTTGTAACCCTTGATACAGGCACTTTGCCTGCGCTGGTTACTTTACCAGAGCGGGATACTTCTTGTCAAGTGTTAAGGGATTGGCGGGTGCGTTCGTGTGGGCAAACCCTGTAATAACCTTTAGCCTGGTTGCAATTATGGCAAAGCAATTGGTAGCGGTCCTTTGGATAGCCGTTACGTCTTAATTCCCGGTATAGGGTGGCACCAGACAATCCACGATCCCTGCGCTCTTTACCGCCGTCACAAAAAATGTGGTCTATTCCAAGAAATTCTGGAGTCCCCTCACCGCAGCAAACACATTTACCACCGTAGGCTTCTATAACATCCGCCCGTACACGCCTATAATTTTCCTTAGTAGCAGCGTCATGTTTTTCTTTGTTACGTTCGTACCAAGTTGTCATTGTGCCCATTCCGCTTTGTATTTCTTTTTCATAAAATCCTTAAGCCTTACCCCTTCGTAGCGGCGGCAAAGATAATCCAAAGATACAAACAAGGGGCAGTAACTCCCGTTCTCAACTTCGTAGCAAACTACAATACCCCTAAAATGGGCGTTGCCCTGAGGTCCCTTGTAGTCCTCATCGTGTAAATAGCAGGCTCCGGCTACTAGACCGTGCTGTGATTGACCAGCCACGAAGCGTAGGCCGTACATGAGGGTCTGCTGGTGGCCCATGGTGAACGAATGTCCGATAGTCTTAAGACGCGATTCTACGTTTCCGCCAAAGGGCTTGCCCGTCATGGGGTTATAGAAGAAGTGGCTGTAACCCACCCCGTCCAGCCATAGGATTTCCTTGAAGGGGACTACGTTCCAGCCGGTGCGGGCGTAGTTGAGGTCGTCCGTGGAGATGACATCCTCCAGTTGGGCATCCCCCTCTACGGCACGGTTGATACGGTCCTCATGGTTGCCTAGTAGGATGTAGCGTTCAGGCTTCCATGCTGCGTGCTTGGTTTTGCGCCGGTTGGCGTTAAAGTCGTCCATAGCCTTGTTCAGAATCGCCCAGGCAGAGTTGGCTGCTTCTATGTCAATGACGTAGCGCCTTCCCTCCATAGACCTCTTACCCTTGTCGTACATAGACAGAGAGGGCATATCGGCATGGTCTCCAAGGTGGATAATCTTGACGGGCTTATCGTGGAACTCGTCTACGATGTATTGCCCAATCCACTTTAGGTGGTCTGTCGGTACGCCCTCTTTAGCCTGAGTATCAGGGATGATTATGTGGGTGTTTGACTGGAGTTGCAAGTGACCTCCTTTGGTCACTCTATTCTACACGCTAAGAGCGATTGCGTAGGCTATTTCCGAGGGAGTTACAGTATATAAATCAGGCCATCCCTGGGTGCCCTTAAAGCCTGCATACATGAGGCTGGCGGCTGTCAGGCCGGAGCAAATCCAGGTGCCGGTCTTGCGTAGGCAAATACGGTCTGGGAGGAATAGGTCTAGGGCGCAGGAAAGGATGGTGGAGTACCCGTAGGCGGAACCCACCTGGCTACGGGCAAACTCTAGGAACTGGTCGGAGTCTAGGGATGCTGGGAGTTCAACTACCTTGTATTGCCCACCTGGGGCCACGGATTCCAACTTCTTGTCGTTAGTAACGCCTGCGGCTTCTGCCTGAATGACGCACCACTCACCGTCCACCTCACGGTCAAGGATGGCAACGTGGTTGTACTTGGCATAGACCTCGCCGATGTCCTTACGCTGTGCCCATCGGATAGCAGCGCCAATAATCCCTTTGCTGGTGCAGAATACTAAATCCCCTGGCTTCACTGCTGGGATTCCTGTCCTTTGTGGTAGGAGATATGCTTCTCTAGTTCGTGCTGGGTTTCCGTAACCATAGTTTCGATACGGTCCACGGCATCACGGAGGCTGGTGCCAGAGTTAGGCTCAAGTTCGTGGCGAATCTTACGCCAGAGAACACGCCCAAACCAGGCAATAAGTGCTAGGCCCGGTGCTGTAGCGGTAGTGTAGTTCGCCCAGTCGGACCAGGACATAGCGGCGGTCATGCGGTGTAATCAATCTTGGGCCACTTCTGGGTGGTGGAATAACGATAATACGTCACGGGCCTGTGGTCGTCGGTAGCCCTGCAGAACGAAGGGTCCCCTTCTTGCCCAAGGCTAACAAGGAGGGGGTTCTTAAGGTCCTTCTGAACTACTACAGCAACGTGCTGAGTGCTGAGGGGCTTGCCCACGTTAAAGATTGCTAGGTCGCCGGGGCGAGCCAAGGCAGCCGGAACCCTGCGTCCGTTGCGGGATAGGGTGTCAGTGTTGCCCCAGCCGTTGTAATGGTACTGCCCACCGTTGGGGTCGCCAGCACCGGCTACCCGATAGCAGAGAGCCGCAAAACTAGAGCAGTCGTACTTCATCACCTTGGTAATGGCGTACTGAACTGGGCGGTACTGCAGGTAGTGAAACCGCTTCTTGTTGTGGACGGCCCATACTGCGAACCAGCCGATGTCGTTTGCTACGTCTTGCTTTGCCATTAGTTGAATCCAATCACAGTTAAAGTAGGGGTAGATAGGGTTCCTGATGCGCCAGTATTCTTGGATGCGCTGGCAGTAATGCTGCCACCAGTGCTTGTCACAAAAGATGTAGAAATGTACTGAACCCAATTAGCAGTACCAGGGTAGGATTGGCTAACAGTTTTGCTACCAGCAGAAAGTGTGACAGCACCAGAAGTAAAGGCGGTAGCGGGTTGTGTAAGTACCACATCCGCAAGAACAAGGTAGTTAGCAAATCCGCTAACCGTGTAGGTAGTCGCACCTGTCCAGACGTTAGAGGCATCCACCCAGGTAGGGGCCGCACTGGGGCCTCCGGAGGTCAGCATCTTACCAGCAGTGCCAGCAGTAAGGGCAGCGAGGGCATTGGCACCAGAGCCGTACAGGATGTCCCCTTGTGCCGTTACCTTGCCTACTGTCTGAGCAACAGCGTAGTTGGCTTCGTTGAGGTCGGTGGCAGTCATAACGACAACTACGGGGACTGAAGCATCGTGGGCTTGAGCGGTAGTGTTGTCTTGCCCACGGACTACGTTAAGTAGGGTGACTGAGCCGGTACTCCAGGCTGGGGCGGAACTTTGGGCCGGGACGTAAACCTTCTCCTCGCTTTGCAGGCCGTAGCCGATAGACAGCCAGAAACCGTAGGTCGTGCCCAGGCTATCCCAGGATGCGCTAGTGTTGGCTAGTACCACTGTGGTACCAACACCATCGGTTAGAGCCGTGGCGAGACTAGCCTGTACTGCCCCTCCATCATAAGAGTTTCGTGAATATGCTGTGCGTGCCATTGTTATATTTTACCTTCTAGTCGGTTGGTCGTGGGTTGTAAGTAAAGCCATTTACGGTTTTCATAGAGACAACTAGGCTTCCACGGTATCCACCCTGGAAGTTGTCACGCCGTTCTTCTGGGAGCCACGTTATATCGTCAATAAGAACGTCTGCGTAGAGTGGTCCTTCGGTGTAGGCAATAGTTCGTGTCTGCCTGCGGATATTGTCTAGGTACAAGTACTCCACATACGGGTCGTAAGTGTAGATAGTGCCGTTCACATCTACCACGTCAGACAGTTGGATAACCTGCGTAATCTTTGTTTCGGTGGAGATAGTAGGCGTAGCCTGGAGGGTCCAACGTGTCAAAATAGACGACTGGGTTACTCCCGCCAGGGTCAAACGGACGTTAAAGTATTCTCCACGCTGGTTGGGGAAGATTGGAAATACGGTGCTTTGCGCCGGGGCACTCATCGTAGCCACATCCACAAAGGCACCACTGTTGTAGGATACTGCGGCGGTTACGTTGCCGATACTTTGGCTGGTGTTCAAGTGGATGAAGGAGGCAATCTTGTCGTCAGGGATTCCGTATGTGATGCGCCCACTATCCACATATCCAGAGGTGACATACTTGGTGGTGTCTTGAGTGTAAAGACCATACTCTGCGCCGGAAGTGCTAGGGATGGACATAAGGGGGCCGTTTGTGATTGGGTCCCAGTCAAGGGTCATGGCAGCGTTTCCGCCCGTCCAGTCAACCATAAGGTCTGAGGCGTAGGCCGGGGCTAGAGTGTCTATAAACATGGAGACGTCCATGCGCCCGATACCCGTGCTGGCATCGTCATAGTCGTTCCATGCAAAATAAACAAAGCGCCCATTGGCGGTAATGCCGGTAACGGGGTACTTGACTGGCTCTGTAATCGATGGAAGCAGTGGCCCGGATGTAAGATAGTTTCCCGTTCCTGGCTGGGTCATGCGGATGCCACGGTTAGTCCCCACAAACATGTAGTTCAGGTAGCCGTACAAAGCAGTTGGATACTCTCCATTAGGCAGGGGGAGTGCGGAGATAGGAACTGTCATGGTCCCATTGCCATCGTTGCTATACGTTGAATAGTAAACAGAGCCGTTAGAGTCTTTTCCGGATGTTGAAGAATACCCTCCCATGTACACAGCGCCCTGTGCGTTCCCGAAGCAAGTCCACAAAAAGTTGTCATCAGGGTGCGTCCATAGGGACGCTATTGTTCCACCAGATTTGACGTAATGTATGGTGGGTCCTATTGCCACTAGCAGCCTGTCTGCTTGCCAGGAGATGGCGTAAGCGCCCGTGGTATGTGTCAGGTTGGACGAGGTTGCGGTAGCGCCGATAGTAGAGTGGTAGATTTTTGTGACAGAGAACTTGGAACACCATACGTCACGCCCGTTTGATGTTATGTCGCTACATCCGGCAATACTGTTTGCCCCGTCTTTTAATTCCGTCCATGTTGCATAGTCCTGCGTGAAATAGCAGCCTGTGTCGGTGATGACATAGACGTAATTGTTGGCTTTGATAGCCTTTATAAGCGTGCCGGTGTAGCCAGTCTTTTTAACGGTGGCGGGGAGGGCATTAATCTGCCATCTAGTCCAGGGGTCAACACCCTTGGAGCGGTAGAAGCGGCTAGAGGTTGAGCCTTGGCGGTCTAGGAACAACTGCCCCGAACCCATGCTCCAGTCGTTTTGCTCACGTCGCCATAGGCCCTCAGTATTTACTGTGCCTTCTCCGGCGATGTTGGTAAGGTTGATGGACTGGCGCTGTGAGGGGTAACTAGAGTGCTGGAAGTTATTGCGCTGGTAGTCACGGTTCGTGTCCACGCCATACCAACGCCCTGCGATAGACACGGTGAATACTCCCTGCGGGCTGGTCGGCAGGGAGTTAGTCAGCGAGTTAAAAGCAGCGCCGCCTAGATAGGCGTTAGTAATCTGCAGTGTTACCAAGAGCGCAACCTCACATTGTATTGACGGGCAAGGCGGTCCCCTTCGGCATCAATGCGGGCCTGGCGTTCCATCATAAGCGCACGGAATGAGGCGTTTGTAGCACCGGCTGGCACGTCAGTAGCCTTGCGGCTGTCCGGCTGGCCTTCGATGAAGTTGCGCTTAATCTCACGGCTTTCCATCAACTTGATTTGTGCGCCTAGTGCGGGGATGTCAATAGCCGTGGAGGGCAGGTTGGCAATCTTGAGCGGCACACCATCTACCAGAGGAACTACACCGTTGTAGTTGTAGGGAGCGTCTGCGGCATCAAGGTTGCTGACCGGCGTAAGTGTAACGTCATCGGTAAGGTTCACCAGAGGGATAAAGGGCGCAGAGTACATGACGTACATAGGCAAGCCGGGCCAGCCCTGCTCGTACAACTGGATGCCTTGTCCCGATGGGAAGATACTGTCAGCCGTTCCTGACGAGCCAAACATCTGTCGCTGGATACGCCAGTTGCGGATAGCCGGGAAGTTGTGCGATGGGGGTGCGATGCGGAAGTTGACCGATAGCACGTCAGTAAAGTTGTTAGGCAAGTCTCCCAGGTCATAGCCCTGGAAGATAGGGTTGTAAGGGATGCTCGTACTGTCCACACGGAACAAGCCGTTGGTCGGGCTGGAAAGGTCACGCAGGTCATCGTTGATAGCAACGCCGATGTCAAACTTAGTGAACTTAGGGTTGACAAACACGGTAGCGTTGTTGCTGTGTGCAACAGCCGTAGAACCCTGGTAGCCACGGATAACCGTAGCGTTAGTACCGTCCCAGGTCAGGACGTACATAACCTCTAGGTCTACAGATAGGTAGCCACCAGGTGTGACCATGTTATTCTGGACACCCTTGAGGGGGATGGTGTCGGCGGTGTCAGTGATGGTTGAGCCAAGGATGGCAGTCATGTCACGCTGGCCCGATAGCAAACGACGATAGACCTTCTCAATCAAATCGTCGAAGGTGGCCCCAGAAGTCTTGGTAAAGGAGTAGGTCATATCAAACCGCTTTCGCTCATAAAGGTCTTGCTTTCGTCAGCACGCTTGGCGATGTACTTATCCACAATTGTGCCGCTCTCAACTTCGTACTTGGTAGAGGCGTGGGCCTCCAGTTGCGCTGCGCCTACCGTGGACTTAGGCTGCATGCCTTCCTTACGCAATCGCTTGTAGGCTGGCAGGTCTTTCTCTAGTTGCTTTTCATGGGCGTTGCGGGTGGCGGCATCGCTGCTACGGGTGGGCATGGCAGATGGCGAGAAGTTTACAGCGCCATAGTATTTAGTCACAGCCCCCTCGCAGTTAGGGCAGGCTGTCAAAGTCTCGTCACGGAAAGACTGGACAACCTCAAAAATCTTCTCTTCGGTCTGGCAGATGTAGTCGTATCTAGGCATTAGTTGTATCCATTAGGTCGGCGTAAAGGGGGTGTTCCCTTATCATTTGGTTGGCAGTTTCCTGGTCAATGTAGGAAACCTCACCACCCCAGAATACTTGTTTTATGTGCGGGTCAAGGGTGAACGCTTCTGTGGTGCCATTCCAATAGGTGACAAAGGCGTACTGGTTGTCGGGGCTATTGGTAATCCACGGGTAGGGGACGTTGGCGTTGCCGTTCTCAACAGTGGGGTAGTCCTGAACATAGGTACCGTTGCTGAGTTGGAATACATTGACATGGCGATAAGTGGAAGCGTAGTGACGGAACAAAAGGTATGCCTGGCCCCTGGTTTCCGGCAGGATAGGCGGAACAACCTTGGTAAGCGGGGTGGTGAAGGAACGCTTAGGTAGGTACGCTAGGTCGCTGAACGTAATGCTTTCTCCAACGTTGATGACAATCTGTTTGTTGATGTTTAACGAGTCGGCAAGGGTGAGGGTGTCTGCGGTGTAGATATTCTGCACGGTGGCGTGACCGCTAGAGGAAGAATTTAGGACAAGCGATTCACTGACAGCGATATTGCGGGTTAAGCGCACTACGGCAGAATCCGCCAGAGTCAGTGCGTCTGCTGTTGCTTTAGTTGTAACCCTGCGAGCAGCAATACTTTCAGCAAAGGCAATAGTTTGTGACACGCCACGATTGCGGTTGACGTTGTTGGCTATGGAATCCCTAAAAGAGATGGTGTCAAAAATGTTGGCAGGAAGTCCACCAATAAGCACATAGAGGGAGCCAATGGCTTTAGAGGTGCTAGACACCGCCGCAGACAACCTAATAAAGTTGCTAGAAATGGCGGCTGTCTTTGTGTCCTGAAAGTTTTCGGTGCTGGTACCAAAGCGCACTAGAGCATTTGCAGGGATGATGACACCAGCACGAATGAAGAACTGTACCAGGCCAGCCGTTACGGGGGTGCTTGCTTTACCTACCCAAATAATGCTGTTTACGGCTAGATTCAGGTTTACGGTGGACGTGACCGTAATAGCCTTCGTTGTAAGGTTAGCGGAGGCCAGAGGGTAAGCGGCAGCAGTGGCGGCGGGGCCAATCCATACTTTGTAAGTTGTTGCGTTGGCGGCAGTTAGGCCGGGGGGCAACGAGTTCAGCGTAAGTGTCTTGCTATTTACAACGGCGGCGGTAAGGGATGTTGAGCCGTTTTCTGTAAATATTTCTGGGTACTTATAGAGGGTAAGGGGCATTAGACAAGACCGCCTTGGAACGGTGGTAGCGAACCATCTACGGGGTCAGGGACACCGATGATTTGTGGCACAACTGCCATAGCGTTTACAAAGTCTTGGAAGATAACCGTGCTTGGAACCAAGTAGGCCCATTCAAAATAAGGCCAGGACTGCGAACCAGTTGGGATTTCTTCCGCCAAAGTGATACGAAAAGCAGGGAAATCAGGGATTGGGTAGCCACCCGTGATGCTAACCGGCCCGACAATAGAGCCACTTTCACTTACAAAAATAACCTGCATGCCAGGGTTAATCCAGTCAAGGTTTTCAGAAGCAACGAAGAACACATCTTCCCCGGCAGTGGCAAAGGCTTCAAGGGCTTGACCAGTGGTTCTCCGGTATTCTTCCGTTATCGCCGAAGGGTTGTACTGAAACTCTACTGGACCATAAGCATAGTTGTACGCAAAGGCTTCGCTAGGGAAAGCCGTGCGCTGGATTGCGCTTCCATCGCTAAGGGATATAGCATCAGAGGACGAACGTGTGAGGTTAAGCAGTAACCTGGGTAGGTCAATGAACTTGGCAGAGGGCCATGTACTCGTACCGCCAACATTTGGAACTGAGCCGTTAAGCGTAACTTTATACCCGTTGCCAGCCTCGTTGATAACCTGGTAAGAAATCGGAACTATTACCGATGTCGAGCCATTGTCAAAAAGCATGTGGGTGGCCTTGGCTACCACATCGCTTAGACTGTTAACCTGAAAAAATGTATCACCAGCAGTGACTGTGCCTGAATAAACCCAGCCTAGAACTATATCGTAATCAAGGGTTTGATAAATAAACTGATATCCGCTTGGATTATCTGTTACCAAAACATTGTCGCTAGAAGAAGAGGTCCTGGTCACTAACGACTTTTCGCCCAGAAGCCCTCCGGCTACGTTCAGGTTGCTAGAGGCGGAGGCGGTAACGCTGGTCGAACCGCTAAGGGCCACACCCGTTCTGTACAAGATGCGAACTAAGTTGTTGCCAATGCCGGTGGGGTTAATGAGTTGCGTGAGGCTGGCGCTCTGACCATTAAGCAGTGTCCCAGTTGCCATGACAAAGTTAAACTGCTGCCCACCTGAAGGTGCCGTGGACCAGGTATTAAGGAATGATGCCACTGACGTACCTGTTGCGGCACGGGCATCAAGGGGTAGTTGAATCCACGTTTGGGCACCTGGGGCGCTGGTCAGTGTCGCTGCTGGAGTACCAGATACAGAAATGTCGGAGACAGCGCCGGTAGCCGTGGGGGAAAGGTTTGCAACCCTGCTGGGGTCGAAACTGATGACCGAACGGATTTGTGCGGTGTTAGTACCACTGACCGGCAGGTCACGTCCACCAGGGGCAGCGAGTCCAGAGAAGGGCGTGCCGTTAGTAAAGGTGGTTGTGTTGGTGACGCTAGCAATAGGGCTAAGGTTGGACCAACCAGAAAACTCTGCAACAATAATGCCGTGAATGGCGGTGCTATTAAAGAACATACCGATATTGGTACTGGTACTAGTTACAGTACCAACCCAGGCAGAAAGGTTGTAGGAACCAGTTACGCCGGTTCGTGTGCCGATGCAACGGAAACTATCCACTGGCCCAGACATGGCCCAGCAGTAGACGCCAGCACCCGAAGCCTGGGGGGTAAGCGTAAAGACAACTAGTTGTCGCCCCACCGTTGGTGTGAACCCAAGGGTGTAGTTCCAGGAGTTTGCGGCGGTGCCGATTAAACCCGCAGACTGATTCGCTAGGGCAATAGCCATTTGGCTACTTCCCTTCTACTAACTCTGGCTGATAGTTTCCGTGACTACCAGTTGGTCGCCGTTGGTCGTTACAGTCGGCGCTGAGGCAACCTGCGTGCAGAACAACATCGTGTCGTTAGAACGGCTAGCAACATACGGAGCGTTGTAAACAGCAATGTCGTTTACAGTCACGGCGCTTGAACCTGTGTAGGTCCAGGTGTTTGACAGCGTGATGGTTGACGTGGTGTTAGTCGAACCTGTAGGAGTAGATACCGAGGTGACAGCAACAGTAGCCTTAGCACGGCCCAGGCCCGAAGCCGTGAGTTCCGTGAAAGTGCTTTCCGTGGTCTGACCGTAGTTCGTAATCGTGGCAGACGAGAGGCCCAAGTAGTAGGCCGGAAGGGGCTGCGCTACAAGGGCAACCGTCAGAGCGGAACCCGTCAGCGAAGATGTGACAGTCGTGGTGCCCTGCGTGAACCAGCCATCTACTACCAGCGTGGTGCTGGACGTGGTAGCGGCGGAGCAAAGACCAACGTAGGTGGTGCTAGATACCGTCAGGATAACCTGCGTGTTAGCGGCAACAGACTGGGCAGAGCCAAGCGTAACCGTCAAGCCTGAAACGCTAGAACCCGTCACAAGCGCAGCGTTAGCACTTGCAGCCGTAGCAGCGAAGTTGTAGCCAAAGAGCGACTTGATAAGGCTCTTTGAACCGTTCTGAGTAATTGCCATTAGTTATCCTCTGGGGTAGTTTGCTCTCCAACGGGGCAACCGTAGATAGCACTGAGTTGTTCTTGTAGTTTTTCGTTGTCTGACCAAACCCATGAAGGGGATTCAGCGAGTGAGTGGGACTTCCAGATGCCGTTAGGAGCGATAATCATAATGAGGGCTTCTGAGCCGGGCAGGTTGAACTGACCACGGAATACTTGAGCAATCGCATCCTGTACATCAATGGAATCGGCTACGCCAACTTCGTCTGGGAAGTCAATGTAAGTTACGCCGAGACCATCTTCGTTAATAGGCTTTGGATTGCCAAGTTGTACCTTCATTACTTGAAACCACCTTCGGCCTTGTCGCCAAGGGCCTTGTAGTCAATCCAGCCACGGCTAGACGATGTAACGGAGCGACCTGGCTTTGCCATGCCAACAGGCATGGTCAGAGGAGTGAAGCCACCGTTTTCCTTTTCCTCAGCAAGTGAGGTAGGGCCAAAATCTACGGCAGCGTATCCACCACGGCGGCGGTCAACTTGGTCGGAGCGCATCATGGATACTACGGGCTTAGCCGCATCTTCCTTGGCTTGGTTTTCTTCGCCGGGAAACGCCATTAGTTCATCTCATCTTCGTAGGTGTCGTAAGGGTCAACCACAGGGATGCGGTCACTTACATACTGGATGTGAGTAACGCCCATTGGAGCGCCCATAGGGGCACCCTTGGACTTAGCGGTGTTGGCTTCTACTCCACGCATGACATTCAACTTTGTGTTGGTCTGCATGAGTGTCGTGTCGTCCTTCATGTTGGCCTTGCCAGCAAGTTCGGCCTGTGAAGCGAGGTGCGCTGCCTTGTCCATTAGTTGAAGGGCTTTCTCTTCATGTCGCAACATCCGCAGTAACACGGGTCGGGCTGCTGGTCAAACTTGGAATACTTTGAATCGTTGGCAGCAGAGTTAGCGGGGCGGTTGAAAGTTCCAGCAGGTACAGCCTGCATAGCCTCCATGCCACGGGTGAGTCCAAGGCCGGTGGGAATGTTATTCTCCATCATTTACCTCCGTGTTGTCGGGTCCGTACTGGTCAAGCAGGGATACGAGATTGCCTTGGGCATCCATTGTGCGTCCACAGTTGAGGCACTGGTACTGGTGTACCGCAGCCTGAACATCCTTAGACTTACAGTTGGCGCAAGCGTACATTCTCGTATCCCTTACTTAATGACTAGTTGTTGATTGCAGGCTGGTTAAGCGTAATCGAAGAGTTACTGATTACCGCACGAACCGCAGCAGCACGGAAACCACTGTAACCACCCAGCCAGTACCAACCAAGCGGTACAAAGCGGCGGAGTGAGTCAGTGATTGGACCAGGGATGATGTGTGGCACTGAGCCGTTGCCATCCGTGATTGAGTGAGCCTTAGCAAGACCCTGGCGACCGATGCAGATTGACTGGTAAACGTCACCAGCAGTCGAAGCGGTGTCGGCCCAAGTAGGGGCACGGGGGGTCTCAATGAAGCGGAAGCCTTCGAACGCACCCATTTCACCGCTCCAGATTTCACCTGGCTGCGAGTAAACGTGGGGCAAGCGCCAACCGGCGGCTCCGGTGTCCTGCTGAATGTCGAACACAACGTCTGGGTGGACGTAAGCGGCGTAGAATCCACCGAACGAAGCAACGTTGTTCGAGCGCAGGTAGGTGCGCTGCTTAGCAAACGCAGCACCAGTGGCGTTGTTGGCAGCAGCCGTGGACGTTGGCGATTGGGTCCATGCTCCTGAGGCGTAGGACCAGGTACCAGTACCCTGACCGTTCCAGTAGTCGGAACCGTTGGCGAGGTTGAAGTCACGCAGCGTGTTACGAGCAACCGTGTCCAAAGAAACACCAGCGTTGTAACCAATAACGTTGGCAACAACAGGGTCGATTTCGATGAACGAGGTACCACGCAACTTGGCGGTGGTGGTGATAGCGTTACCGTATTCAGCAAGAGTAACAGAAACAGTGCTGTTGCTCATGGTCGCAGGCGAGATGTCTGAGGTTTCGCTGATGGTACCAGAGGCTACGGCGAGGTCACTGATAATCGTGAACTGCACGGAGGCACCTGGCATGGACTGTGCCGTAGGCATGATGTCTGCAACCTGGTCAAAGTAGAGTTCAGGACGCAGAGCGAAGTACGCTAGGCGGTCATAGGCGGTCTGTGATACTGACAGACTTGATACTTGGGTTATTGCCATAATAGTTTTTTGCTTTCTTAGTTAGGGGCTTAGTTAAATGCACCCTTTGGAAAGAACCCAATGTCGGGATTTTCCCGATAAAACTGGGTCACAACAGCCATGGTTTCTGCTTCTGTCGTAGCGTTGGCAAGTGCGGTGGAGAAGGCAAGTTCTACATTCACTGGTGGGGTTCCACCGGCTCCTGTGGCTGCTCCTGCAACACGGCGCATACTGTCAAACTCTTCATCAGAGGTAGATGCTTGAGCGGGTTGAGCAAAGATTTGGTACTCTTCTGCTTGCTTGCGGATTGCTTCGGCTGTAAGTTCGCCTTCGTAAGCCCTGCGAAGTAATGCTCCTGCGCCTGTTTCTGGGATGCCAGCCTTAGTAAAGGCCATTTCCTTTTGCAGTTGAAGAAGTTGCTTCTGGGCTTCGGCGGCTTCTTTAATAGCCTTTTCGCCTTCTCGCAATTGCTTTCTGATATTGGGGTTCAATACCTGAGAGTCGTCTTGCTCGTACTCGTTCTCAAATTCATCCATGCTGTCGCTCCAAAGAGTATTTACGCAGATTCGGGGGAGGTCCCTAAATCCGATACTTGCTGCACTTGCTACGCACTCCGGGGCGTGCAGGCCCTAAGTGGATTGGCGGCCTTAGCATCACCTACCAACGGGTAGGGCCAGAGCATCTCACCTATGTATAGTTTAGACCATTATCCCAGTCTTTGGGGGTGTTACTTCTTAATCATTGAAGGTGATTTTGTTGAAGTGGACTTAGGCTTAGGCTTGCGGCCTGCGTCAATGTCTTTCATCTTTATATTCAGAGAACCGGACTTGGGCTTAGGCTTCCGGCCTGTGTTAATGTCCTTCATTTCTTTATTCAAAGAACCAAACTTGGGCGCTGACTTTTGAGTAGGAGTTCCCTTGGTCGCCTTGTCAAACTCTTTGTCCCTAGGGGACGAAGAGACAGTCTTGGGGCCGCCCTTGACAGCGGTAGGTCGCTTGGGTCCACCAGTGTGGGTAACGCCGTAACTGTTGTTGCCAATCCCTGCGAGTTTCTTAGCCATAATATATTCCTTCTTGAGTTGTAACAACAGTATAAGTTATTGACTGTATTTACGGGGGCGTTACTGAACCGGAGCAGCGCCAATAACGCCAGCCTGGGTAGCCGCCATCTGGCCCCCAGCCTTGGATGCCTGCTCACGCTCTTGCTCGGCCCGACTGACCTTTTCAGCAGCCGCTACAGCCGTTGCAGAGTCAACAGCGAACTCTGGGGTAGTGGCCGAAATAACGTCTTGGGCAGTAGCCGTGGTCTGGTTATCCATACCGTATGACTGCTGCTGGAGGTTCTGGTTAAGGGCAGCCTGCTGGATTGCCTGCTGTGCCTGCTGACCGCTAATCATGCCCTGGTCCATAAGACCTGTTAGGCGGTAGGCATCTGGTTCTGTTACGCCAACGCTCTTTCCGGCAACGTAGAGGTTTTGCGCCTTGATGTCATCTTCAACACGCTGAACACCGATGTTCTCTGGAAGCATCAGGTAAGCCATGACTTGACTCTCGTTAAGGCCCCACTTATTAGCAAGGGCTTGCTTAATCTCTGAGGGGGCATTTTGGTAAGAGTTATAGGCTGTGTTGGCCCACTTACCAAGGTCTGATGGGAGGACATGGTTGAGCATCATTTGGTCGTAGTCGCCAGGCTTAAACATGGTGTTAAGCCCGTAGGAGCGAAGTTGGTTGATGTAGTCGTCCTTGAGGCGCATGTACTGTGCCGGGCTATCGACTGCTATCTGGATGCCTTGTTTGGCTGCTTGGGTCAAAGCGGGAAATGCTGCCTGAAACCTGCCAGCAGCCGTCCTCAAGGTGTTCTTGGGGTCATTGGGATTGGACTTATAGAGGGCTTGCTGAACCTCCCATGCGCTCTTACCGCTATTTATAGCGGTAGCAATTTCACCGGCCACGGCAGTATTTTTAGCGCCAGTCCAAAAACCCATAAAATCGCTAATCTGCTGTCGCTGGCTTAGTTTCCAATCTGCAGATGGGCCGGAAGAACTGCTTGAAGTACCCGTACTTCTTTGTGGTACCAATTTGTAATAGTTGGACATGTCAACGGCATTGTTAAGATTTGCACTGCGAACCGCTTGGTCGTAAAGTTTAGGCCCATTTTGCATCACGTCATTTAGTGCTGCAATAAGAAAGTTAGTTGCTTCTACGGGGCTACCATTCTGAGCAGCCCTCTGATACGAAATCAAATGCGATTGCGATGAGTCATACTTACCGGCCAACTGCCCCACAAGCAAACCAAAAATGGCGTTGTTGTAAGGCTTTACGGTGTTTATGGCGGTGCTGTCGCTAATTGCTTGCGTCAACCACGCAAGGGTAGAGCCGGAAACGTAGTACTTGCCGTTGGCATTTGGTTTGACACCAAGGTTTTTGGCTGTGGTGGCATCAATCATCCATTGTTTGGTTGCATCGCTAAACCACTCTGATGCGTTGTTTTGAAACGCAGAAGGAAGTTCATTGTTTTTTGACTTTTTATAAGCATCAAGCCATTCAATGTTGGTGCTGGCGTTTAGTGTCATTGGAAACCCCCAGGTCGGTGAAATGCTTGGTTAAGTTCATCAAGAAAAGACTCCGTTGCCATTTGTGCAGCATCAGTTTCCCCGTAACCATAAACAGGGTCAATCATCAATTGCTGTCTCCATTGGTCCATGGACATAGGGGCAGCACGGTTGGTAGCAGGGTCAACATTACCCGTTAAAGCCTTGTTCCAATGGGGTTGGCTCCAGTCAATCTGCGCATCTTCTCCCAATAAGTTTTTGGCTATCAAGCGATACGGTTCCATAAGGGAGCGCACAGGTATGCCTTGCTGTATCTGGGCAGATAGCGTTGGGTACATTCCCATGGCCATAGGCTTAATGTAATCGGTAAACGTTTTTAGGACATCTTGATGCTTCGCTCCGCTATGCGCCGTTACCCAGTCGTGAACAGCATCTTGACTCATGGGAACCTGATAGTCGTCTGCTACGCCCTGCAGGGCCATGCGTGCGTGGAAGTCATGCAGAACATCCGAAACTGGTTCTTCTGCTGGAATGGGGGTTGGCTGGTTATCGGACATCTCGTAGGCTCAGATTCTTAAATAGGCTGTCGATGAGGACAGAGGCAACGGGGTTCTTTTTTCTAAAGGCTTCAACGTGCTGTTGCCATTCACCCTGAATAACATCAAAGTTTCCTGGCATGGCTTGGGCTAAGTCGCTCTGGTAATCACGATAATCGCTGATTAACTGGCGTGCAAGCGGCACTGTTTCCTTAAGACCTGGGCGCTTTTCAATTCCCTTAATATTCAGCACATTTTCCAGCGAGGCAAATGCAGCCTTACGGTGAATATTGCCCTCATTCAGAGATTCTGCCCATGGAATATTTTGTTTAGCGTGTTCCCCAGCAAGTTCTCTTTGTCGGGTATCATCACCACCGTACAACTCTTCGGTCATTAGAGGCAAATATTCAAACACATATTCATTGCCCCACTTGCGAGCAATGTTCTTGATGTATTCGTCTGGCGTGTACTTAGCACGAAGCCCCATGTCCTTCTGTAAGTTGTAAACATGGGAGTCACGCTCCGACCCCTTCTTGTGGTAGGGAAGGAGCATTGCTACGCCCGCAGTCGTCCTGCTGTCCTTAAAGAGGTCTTGGTTCTGCTCCTGATAGATACCCATGTTGATGCTGGCATCAAGTTGAATGCCAAGTTTGGAAGAACTTTGACTAGCAACAAGAAACGCCATTGTTTCGGGGTGTGTTTTTAGGAGGTCTATAATCTTCTGAGTCTGTCCCTTTGTTCCGTAAAGGTCATGGATAAACTTTTGCAGTTCAGGCTGCACCTGTGTAGCCTGGGTTGATAGCGGCGAAAAGAACGATATGGCAGTACGTCCAAGGTAAACAATCTGTGCGGCGATAGAGGTGTCCCTTACCAACGCTTCTCGGGCCATGGGGTCACTCATGTATTCTGCCATTCCCTTAAAGCCACGGTTGGGGTTACTTGGGTCCTCGTAGCCGTTAGTTATGTAGGACAAAGTTTCGTCAGCAATAAAGTTCTTGTAGTCCTTGTAGTCCTCGTGGTTGGGGTCTGCTGCTTCTGGACCGCCCCACTGGTTATTCCAGTCCCTCTTTGCCTGTGCCTGTGCCTTTTTCATAATTTCACTACTTTTATCCGCAAAGTATTGAGGAATAAGACCGTACTGAATAGCAGAGATTGGGTTAGTCAATTCGCTGCTCACATTACGCCCACCACTCGCTATGAACGAAAGCGAACCTGCAACAGCACGGAAGGCGGGGTTAGGGATGGCGGCGTGCATCATTCCGACATTTGCGCCGACATCTCCAAGAACACTCTCGCTTATTCCACGGGTACTAATGTTAATGTCGGTAAAGGGAACATGCATGCCGTAGGGCCGGATTGATTCTAACCATTTAATCGGCATGGCGACTAGCGGGCCGAACTGTGGTCGCAAGTGTTCCAGCATAGCCATAGGGCTTCCGGTGTGCAGACCAGAGGTGTCGTTCCATGGGAATACTGAGTTGAGGGATGTCAGTGAACCAGCAAGACCAATCGGAACGTTACCACTAGGGGAAAACCCAAATGTTTTAAGAAAACTGGTAAACGCACGTCCACCAAACATAGAACCTGGCAAAACAATTGTTCCGTTGGAACCAGTGCTTTCAGCGCCTCGGGCACCAGACTCCATAAACATCAACTGCAATAGCATGTACTTCTCGAACGCTGCTGGGTTCTGCAGGGCCAATCGTCCCATACGCTTGAGAGCCTGGTTCTGGGCGAACCAGAAAGGTGCGTATGCCCTGGACCATTGTTCGAACACCATTCGGTCTTGAGGGTTGTGGACGTACTTGATGCCCTGGTTGATAGCACGGGACTGTGCGATAGAGAACGCTAGGTCCTCTGTGATTGCGCCGCTCTTAACCAATGGCTCCAGGAAGTCCAACTGTGCGTTAAGTTCTACGCCGTAAAGTGGTCGGCGGGCAACGCTGTCAATGACACGGCGAGATACAGTGTCGTGAAGGCGGTCTGAGAAACGGTCAACAAAATTGGGGGCATCATAATGCTTTCCCGATTGCACAGGTATTTTGTCTGGGAACAAAGCGTGGACAACGCCACCAGTGTCGGCGTAACGCTTTGCGACTCCCTGCGCTCTTTTGCCGGTGGCTTTGCCCCCTCCGGCACGTCCACGCCATCTTGTTCCATGCACACCGGCAAGGCGTGGCTTGTGCTTTGCAATCAGTTTAGGGATTGTCTCAGCACCCTCAGTCAGCGCATCAAACGTAGACTGGTCGTGGAATCTAGAGGAAGGGTTGTAAAGCACTTCATGGTAACGCAGTCGCTCCCCGCCCTTCTCAGCCTTTGCTCGTGGCGGCAAAATTTCCTCTTTGGCACTGCTTTTCATGCGCTGGAGGACACGGGCGTGTTCCGCATCGGGAGTAATAATTAACTTTTCTACTTCGTTAACTTTCGTAGGAGCCTCGCCCTTACCAAGCATCGAAAGAACACGGCGGTGGAAAACACGGTCTCCCATGTCGGGGAACGAGAAACCACCCATGGAACCTCGCCCATGGCTAGCCCACAGGATGTGCTGAATGTTGGCGCTGGCCCATTCTTCTAGGGAGTCAACCTTTTGCAAACGGTCCTTAAGTTGGTCAAGTAAACGTCCACGGATAGGGGTTCCAGCAGCAAGACCGTTTTCCGCTAAAATCTCGGCAGCGATACGGTCACGAGTAGTTGCTAGCAATTTGCCTTTTGCGGCACGGTCCATGTTATCAAACAGTCCAGGGTTATTACGAACCATTTGCTTTGTAACTTTGTTGATTTCGATTGTTGCAGCGTCAAGACGTTCTTGAAAAGTGGCACCGGGAAAGTTCAACGGTTGCATGTAGTCGTCAAGAATGCTGGCGGTAGTACGTTGCATAGGGTCTTGAGCAATGTCTTGCCATACCTTGCCCAAACCAGCAAGGCTTTCGGTGTCTATTTCTGAGTTTTGCGCCCAGTGACCAGTGCCTTGACCATTAGCAAGGTTCCGGAACTGCGCACCAATAGCGTCCTTACCACCCTGGTAAACGTCAGCGTGGTCAGCAGACAAGCCGCCAACAGAGTAACCATTAAGTAGTGCGTCCTTAGTCATGCGCTCTACAAATTTGTCAAACGATTTACCGCTAGTAAGACCCTTCACAAAGTCACGTTCTATGCGCCGTGTGTAGCGTTTTAATTCCGAAGGGAAACTCTTGCCATAAAAATCAATCTCTTCTTTGGTCAAAGAAGTAAGCATGCCGTGAATGCGCTTTTGGATGTACGTCATTTCATCAAGGCTAACAACACGATTGTAATCTTTTGCGTATTGACGAGCGGCACGCTCAACGTGACTTCCCAAGGAAGCCTTGGTGTAAGTGCTGACTCCAACACGGAAAGCGTTGGGGATGGCTTCAGATATTGATACACGCATTGAGAACGAGCCAGTGGACAGCGCCATCTTACGGAAGTAGTCGTCAATCAAACGCTGACGAACCTGTGTGTGGACGTAATGAGCGCCGTTGGACAGCATCATTTGCGCCCGTTCGGGAACTTCGTAGAACTTGTAGTCGCCAGTAGCAGCAGTGATAAGGTCACTCTTATCTTTTCGCAGTTTGTCTGACTCTTCTTTTAGCGTCAGCCAGGCAGGGTCGCTAGATACAGCCGAAGCCGCAAATGCATCCTTCTCTTTTTCTAATTGTTCTGACCGTCTTTGGACTTCCACCCATGCCGGGTTGCTGATTAACTTTTGGTCATCCGGGATTTTGGCCTTGTCAGCCTTAAGTTGGTCTGACCTTTTCTTAAGGTCTAGCCACACTGGGTCTTTCGTGTGGGGTGCTGCAGCAACTCCGGTCATCTTGACGTAATTGGCTTCAACAGCCTTCATCTGCTTTTGGACATTAGCCAACTTGTCGTTGATAGGCTTTGCCAACGTGTCGTTGATTGCGTCAATCATTTCCCTGCGCCCATTATTGGACTTAAGATACTTTGAAACGTCACGGACAATGTTATCCAGCGTGTTGTAGTCAAACATTGGAAGGTAGTGTTCGTGCATGGAACCAAGACCTGCAGTTTCGGTCATCTCCCCGCCAGATGGGAAGGGACGCTTAGCATCAACAATGTTGTTAACATCTGCGCCAGAGTAAACGTTACGAGAGCCACCACCACCGAAAGGGTTGCCAAGTTCTTCTACCGCATGACCAAACGATGAAGAAAGAAGGTTGCGGGCTTTCTTTGCCTCCTGGGGAGTCATTCCGGCCTTGGCTACAAGTTCTGCCAACTGCGACTCAACTTGAAGGTTAAACGTGTCCTTGGCCCAGTTCCAGTAAACAGTTTTCCATTCGAGGGAACTGTTGGACATAGCAAGGCGGTTGACAAGAAGGTCGGCGGTCAGTGGATTGACACCACTGGCACGCATGACACGGCCCAATAGGTCGAGGCTCTTAGGGTCGCCAATCTTGATTACCCGGTTAGAGAACTTACGATATTCATCCCAGTAAACAGGCTTCATGCTAGTAAACATGCGGTAGAACTTGTTGTCCATAGCCGACTTCGCTGCATCAGCATAACGGCCTTCGGCAATCAGTTTTTCAGTCCTGGCTTCAATGCGTCCTTCGACCTGCACTCTGGCCCAGTCCTTATACGACATGAAACGGCTGTAGGAAGGCGCACGGTAGGTGTTGAGGTATTGGTGCGCTTCTGCCACTGACGCAAAAAGTTCTACAACATCTTCTTTAGACTCCGCCTCTGAGAGCAACTTCATAAAGTTCTCTCCGGCCTCTAATTCGCTAGGGCGTACAGCGTGTGATAATTCTGGAAAGTTTTTGTAGATTCGAGAAATGCTGGAAGCCTTGGGATTTAATCTCCTGGCTGCCGCAGCCGCTTGCTCATCGGTAAAAGGTTGCATTTTTTTACTAGCAGCAATGCGAGCGTCAATCTGCGCTTGGGTAAAACCCTTCTTTTTCATTGCAGCAGTTTTTTTGGCGATAGTTTCTAAACGAGTTTTCTTTACACGCTCTGCAGTCTCAAGACGGTGAGGGATAGCCTCCTTGTTAATATCAACTACTTTGTCGACAAAAGCACGAAACTTAGGGCTACGAGCGTTGAGGTTGTAAACATCAGTGGCGCTACGGATGCCGATACCGCCGTACACACGCTTAAGCATGCCCGTGTTTTCCAATTGTTTTGTCTGGCTGATTGGGTTAAGGATTGCCTGGAAGGGGTCAAATGCAAACCACGAAAGAAAGTCAAGTGGACCTGAGACCATGTTGTACCACCAGGTATTAGGTTCTGCGCCTACTGCAGTAGCAACTTCACGTCCAAACGAAATGGGGGCATGGGTAATCGGGTCCATGTATTTTTCGCCGTCAGTAGTCTTTTCCCACGATTTGTCCCATTCGTGCCCTAGACCAAAACCGTTCGTGTTGCTGACCAGTTGAGCAGCAAGTTCAAGGTTAAGCGGAATGTGTGCGTGGCGTGTGCCGTATGTGGAAACGTCCTTGAGAATCTTGCCGGTAGGAGAAAGGTTACGGCTAAGAAAAGCACCAGCCCATTCGGAGCCGGAAGCATCCTCCGCAACATTCAATGCTTCTCGCCCATAGCGCCCAAGCATGGGTTCGTCCATACCCTTGCGTGCATAGGCAGCAATGAGTTTGTTTCGCACTTCAGTGTTTGCTGAAGCGTGCATAAGCCAATCTTGCGAAGCCTGGATAAGCCGCATCCAACGCTTGTCTCCAAGTTTTGCTCCTTGTGCAAGAATATGCAATTGTTCAAGAGTCGCTTTTTCAGCGCCACTAACCCCAGCCTTTTCAAGCGTAGATTTAAGTGCAGTCTTTTCAAGTCCCTTGAGAGCAAGGGCAAAACCCTTGCCCGATGCGTTAAGCAACGCTGCTGTAGAAAACCAAGTACCAAGGTACAGATTGGCCTGAGCATCGCCTTGGGTCCTGCGGATGTTGCTCTCCGTCCGGATGGCGTGTTGGATGCCAAACAGATGTTCGCCCGTGTTACGCCAAATACCACCAGCAACATTAGCAACAGTTTGTGCGCCGCCAAAGATTGCTGACGATACTCCTTCGCCACCGGAGATGTTGAGCGATGCTGGCTGCATGCCTTTACCGCCGCCTACCTTTTCTACGGTTCTTCCTGCTGCGCTTGCCAGGATTGCTTCGAGGTCAGTTTGCAATTCCCCTGTAAATTCAATTACCTTTTGAACTCCGCCACCGACACCTTGTGCCATTTGAACACCGGGGCTAGCCATAATTCGTTTGTACATTGACTCAGACGCATTTTTTAATCCGTCATCGGACATAATTGCTGTAGCGTAAATCTTCATCATGTCGTCCATGGTGGCAAGGTACTTGACATCATGCGCCTGCATGTCAGACAATGCCGCAGTCATAAGAAGGTAGGGTTTGGTAATAAGTTCTGGGTGAGCGGCCAACGCACGCCCAAGTGCTACTTCAGTGTTTTGATATTTGTATTGGTCTGGAAGATAAGCAGCCTTAGTCCAAGGGTCACGTTGCGAGGGGGCCAAAGTGTCCACTCCAGCACCGCCAGCGACGATGGTTGCTGTAGGAAATAACTCTAAAACGGGACCGGTAAGAAACTTTTTAACCTTATCGCCAAAAGTCTCACCTTCTGTCTTGAGGGGAAACTGCAACGAAGTTTTTTGATATTGCAAGTTGCCTTGCTGCTGGATGCGGGCATCCTGATAAGCCTGCTGTGTAAGGTTGGCGGCTACGTCTTTAGCAATATTGTGTAACTGGTCAAGTTCTTCTTGTTGCTTGCGGTTGTGTTCACGCTGCCTTTGCATTTGGACACCAGCACCCATAGCCTGAGTCTGCCCTGGCGCTGGTCGTAACCAACCCCTTCCAACCTTGACTGGCTCTACCACTACATGACCATCGTTTTCATAAACTCAGCAAGGTCACGCACAGCGTTAGACGAGAAGGGACCGTCAGCCAAAGACTGTGCAATATTGTACAAACGAGTGTGGTCTGGGTCCTGGCTTACAACACCACCGAAACCCATTTCAGGTGGGGTGTTAAGGTAATCCCGCATAGCGTCAATACCAGAACCCTGCTGGTCAATAGTGGGGACAGTGATGGGTCCAGGCTGAGGGCCGTTAGAACCCAGTGGCATTGGCTGTTTGACGGGAGGGCCATTAGTTTCGCCAACTTCAGGGACCATTGAGTTAGGTGTCTGCAAGGGAATGGCCCGTTGAGCGGCACGCTGCTCCCCTGCCTTACCGTAAGTTTGGTCTGGGGCTGCCTCAATAGGTAAATCTTCAGACACGTTAAGGTCAGAGCGGTTGGGATAGGCTTTACCGGCTGCGCCGCTTACTTTTCCACCACGTCCAGTTCTAGGCATTTTCTACTTCCTCTACTAAATCCAGCAAGTAAAACAAACAGGCAGTACAGACTGCTTGCTCAAATAGGGCTTCTTCGTCAAGGGGGTCAGGGTAGAGTATAACATTTTCACGCTCGCAACGCCAGCAGTTCCCGATAACGATGTAACCCAACTCACTGACCTAACGCCTGTTCTGCGGGTGACTGGTTCGCTGATGAACGCAGGCTCCGCAACATTGATGCTAGGTCCTGCGGGCCTTGTTCGGGGGCGGGCATGGGTGCGCCGGGCATGCCGGGTGGGGCCATACCTGGCATTTGGTCGACCATGTTTGGCTGCTCTGGGTTCATGGCTTCTTGTCCGGGCGGAGCAAAAGGCTGACCTTGTTGCTGAGCCTGCTGTGCCTGAGCCTGCTTCTTTTGCATCTCTTCGTGGACACGGCTAACAGCCACCTCCAACGGAACATGGTCGGTAGCCTTAATAGAGGCGATACGGGCAATGCTGGCTGGGTCCAACTGACCCGATGCAGCCTGCTGCTCTAGACCAGTGAGTAGTGCTTGTCGGATTCCTTCGAGTTCAACTTGGTCTCGCTCACGGGTTGGGTCCTCAATCGCTGGGTCCATTTCACGGGCAGTCTGCTTAGACATGATGCCGGTTCCAACACGCTGTCCGATAGCGATGACCATTCCGTTGACATCGGACCCAGGTACGGAATATTTAACATAGCAGAGGTCGGTTTCAAACGCTTCATTGGGTACATAGTCTTTCTGAGTGACGACTCCGGACGTGCCCATAACATATTGGCTTGGTTTGCTGCCATGATAAGCCTTCTGGAAAGCAATAGCACGCCGGATTTCTGCTTCCATACTAGCAGCAAAAATCTCTTGCAGTTCCTGGATAGGCATATCTACAGTGCTGCCCATAACCATCTCTCCACGGCGAGCGGTACGGATGTTAGAGCCAGACTCTCCACCGAACTCTGATGGGATACCGGCGGTCAAGCGTTGTGCCCGCTCCAGACGGTCAAGGGCCAGAGGGACGCCCTGGTTGGTCTGAATACCGACAACTTGCAAGTTACCGTTTTCAATGATTCCACGGCGGCCTTGCTTACCATCTGCTTCTTCAATAATGCGAGGCTTGCCGTTAGAGTTGGCGCTGGCAACAACCCATTCGTCTTGGAAAATACTGCGGAACACGGCGATGGTTTCGAGGGAGTCCAACTTGGCTTGGCGCTGGTACATGCCTAGCAACTGGTCGAACATACCGCTCATGCGGTCTAGGGTGATGCGTCCTGGCATGACCACTGGGCAGATACCGGCCCGGTTGGGGATGCGCTCTAGAACAAGTTGCATGGACGACTGGACTACAGTTTGATTTTCTCCAGGTCGCCGGTCCACACCCATAGCAACCAAAACAGTCTCTTCAGCATCTACATACTCCAAAATGTTGATAAGAACATCGCCAGTTTCCTTAGCGGTGTAAAGAGCGTTGGCCTGCTGGGGGTACGTCTGACGAAGCCATGCAAGGCTGCGCTTGTCAACAAAAATGCAGTTATCCGGTTCCATCGAGTCTGGGTCGTAGGACTGGGCGGGGTAAGTCGAAAGAGGGTTGCGTGGTCGCCAGAAGGGGATGGCTCGCTTGTCGTGTGAGTCTAGTGAAACTGGGGAGATGGAGACAGGGGAGCAACCGTAGGCGGTCATGTAGCGGGCACGGCGGCGCATCTTCATGGTGGCTTTGTTCATGTCCAGCCAGCCCTTAGTTGCCATGCGGCGCTGGTACGCCTTATCCTCAGAGGCTTGGATGCCAGGGCGGAGGGCCGGGAAAGACACGTCTGGCATGACGGAAGCCACACGCATAGAGAACTGTTCGATACCCTGAGCGACTAGGTTAGCCACGGCGGGCTTCTCCATATCGTCTAGTTCAGGGAGTGGGACTACGACATCACCGTTGTAATGACGGCGAACGTCATCCATCTGGTTAATGTAAGGGCTACGGTCCTTCTTGCGCTGTTGATAAAGGGTGACAATTTGTTCTGCAGTAATCAAACTTTGGCCCTCAACCAACTAGGTCGCCACGCCACAGACTTACGCCCGTGGGTGGGTGTGTATATGTTTGGCAGGTTCCACTCAAAGAACCACTGCGCCATAACACAGTCGTTCGTTCTGCCATACGGGTAATGCGTGACTTCATCAATCAGTTTCATACTGATGATTTTGCCTTCATTTCTGTATGGTAATCTTACCCTACCAAAGCGATAATGGGGGGCGATTGTCTCAACGCCATACTCTGCATCAGATTTATTGCGGGAAGTAGTGTGAGCAATAATGTCAACACCGTGCCTGGAACGCCACTGGCGCACATGGTCATACTGGAGTAGGAACCTTTGAGCAGCGTTGGCTTCAACAATCCAAGTGGTAATGGGAAACCCCAAAGCATCACTGGTATGTTGCCATTCGTTCATAATGCCCACATACTCACGGCTGTCGTGGATGTAGTCCAAGAAGTCTGGGGCATCCATCTTCTGACGAACAAGGTCAATCAAAAATCGCTGCTCTGATTCAGGATGATAAATCCACCATTGTACCGACCAGAACATTGTGGGACTGGGGTCAGCCGTAGCAATAGAGATGCAGTCGTTGGGGTTCAGTCCCTTGGGTATCTGAAGTCGGTCCCGTTCTTTGTCTAGGCAACCTGGGTAATCCCCATCGCCATAAATCCAAGCCTTCGGTACCAGGACTTCTGACGGGTCAGTATCTTCTTGTTGGTAAATAACGCTAAAACGTTCACCACGGTTTTCCTGTAGCGTCTGAATCTTGCGCCAAGGCAGTCGGTTGGGGGACAGCAGGCAACCTTCGGGGTACGGTTTGGCTTTTTTGCCATGGTCCTCCTCGCATCGGTCCTCGTAATGGGCCTTAAAAATAATGTGGTGATACTTTTTGTCTAAACGGTCTGCTGTGTTGAGCCGTTCAATGTACTCTTCCTCGCCCTCTTCTTCCTCATCGTCTGAGGGGGCAGTCATGTCTAGGGCGTAGCGGTAAAGGTCGTCTGAGGAAATGCGCTGTCCCTGAAGGATAAGTAGTCCTCCTGGTTCCAGTCGAGTTTCACCCACGTCAACCCACATGTCTTGCAGGGCTTCCTTCTGTTCCACGCTTCTAAGTTTGCGTGGGTCCACAAGGTCGTCCCAGATAACAAAGTCGTATCGTCCACCGATGAAGGCAGTGTCCATTCCGTAGGCCGACCACGTTGGTTCTTTTTCAGAGATTGCACCCGCATCTTCATACTGCATGACAATGAAACCATCGGATGTCCACATTTCTCTATCAAGAGGTTTGAAACGTCCAAAATCCAAAGCCATAGTGGACTCGGCATCCAAGGCTGAACCCTTCCGTAGTAACGTGGGGTCTGCTTTTTCAGGGATAACACGCTCAAGGCTCCTTCGTAGTCGTAGCACGTTGCGCTTTGCCAGCGACATTGTGTTAGACCCAATCATACCTCTGATGTTGCGATTGCGAGCAGTCACCCAGGCGGGGATGTCGTGTACGAAGCAGGCAGTCTTACCAGCGCCCGGAGGGGCGTTGATTACTACATACTCTTCAAAGGGCGTGTCAAGAAAGGCTGCGATGCGGTTAGCGGCTTCTACCTGCCAAGGATAAGCAATACGCCCAAAGTAACGGCGTTGAAAATAAGCAAAGTCCTCCAAGGCCCTAGCCGCTTCGGATGATAAGTCCTCATGCTTGATGGGACCCGGTAAGTCCTCTTCGTTCTTAGCGATAAGGAGTTCCGTCTTAGCAAGACCCCCCGTTGTAGTGTTTTCCAGTCGGGCCGCAGTGCTACGGGAGAAGCCCGCTTGCTTTGCTGCTTTCTCCATTGAGTAGCCATTGTTACGAAGCGTCCAGTACTTCTGCCTTTGAATTGCGGTTATCGCCATTGGGGTCCAAAAAAATATAGAGAAAATTACAGGTCGTAGTCAGCGTTAGTATACCCTGACTCTTCAGCCAACGCCGCCAACTCAGCGACCCTCTCTTCCAGCAGGGCGAGCGACAGCGAAATCTTTTCCAATGCTTCGAAGATGAGTTGTGCTTCCTGTTTGTCCATACACCCATTGTAGTCGTGTGTTGATTTGCTTGGGGTGCGCCGGGGCAAAACCAGACTGCGTGCCAGTGTAGAAAGTTAAACGAGTAGTGTTACGAGGTGGTATTTTTATATAACTAACTTAACTACTAAGTAGGCAGGAAATCTTCGATTACTGACTACTGTTGTTTTTGATGTTGGAGCCTAGCACAAATCGAAACCCGTGTCAAGCGCATAGTCAGGGCCTACTCAAACCCGATACTTAGCCATGCTAACTAAATGCCAAATCTTACATTCTGAGGCCGCCAAAAACGATAACAAAAAAGGCTTGACATGTCATACGGAGCGTGTATAGTTACAGAGCCGGAGGAAAGTCCAACGGCAACGACACTGCAAAACTGTGCTGTCGTCTGGTTAACTTGACCAGGCGGCAGCGTGTCAGCAGAGATAGGAAATGTGTATGTCAGTATCAATGGTTGGAAACATTACCCGTGACCCCGAACTCAAGTTCGCCGGTACAGGTAACGCAGTATTGAACTTTTCGATTGCCCAGAATCGTAAGTACAACGACAAGAACGGTAAAGAGCAGGAAGAGGTGTCCTACTTTGACGTGACGTGCTTTGGCACCACGGCAGAGAACGTAGCCAACTCAGTCTCCAAGGGAGTCCGTGTGATGGTTATTGGACGACTCAAGCAGAACTCATGGACTGCTGATGACGGAGCCAAGCGTAGCAAGGTGGAAATCATTGCTGACGAGGTGGGCGTAAGCCTTCGCTTCAGCGCCGCTCTGATGGCCCAGACTGCCGGGCAAGTATTCTAATGGGGCATCTCTACGATGACGAGTGCCCTGAGTGCGAGGAAGAAACCCGCCTAGAAATCATCAAGGCGCTGGAGGACTGTGGCTGGAACGTTATCCAAGACGGTTCCAAGTTGACAGTAAAGCCTGCTGCTGAGGATTGGCTGTTCGACCCGGAACACCGCAAAAACGCCCGCAAGGTAGTGACGACTAGTAACCACATGTCATTTACTGCCATTTTGGACGAGATTGAGGAACTGCACGACAAGAAGCAGCAAGACTATGGTAGAGTATCTGACCCCTATGCAAACGTGCGAGCGTCCGAGGACTTCGGTATTCCAGGTTGGGTAGGGACAATCGTGCGGGCAAATGACAAGATGCGCCGACTCCAGAAGTTCTCACAAGACCAGGCGTTGATAAACGAATCGGTTGAGGATAGCCTTTTGGATTTGGCAACTTACGCCATTATTGCCCTTGACTTATACAGACAGGAAAACAATCCAGCATGGCAAGAAGCGTGGCAAAACTGAGCAGGGACCCCTTGGGCCGGTATCTATTTGACATCGGCAGGAAAACCTACTACTTTTGGAGTGAGGCCCACGCCCTCAAAGCCTTCGAGTTACTAACAAAGGAGAAACAATGAAAGATGTACTTTACACCGATTGGACCATGGAACACCCCGACCCCTGGTGGTGTGACGAGTGCGGCGCAGAAGATACCCCTAGCAACTGCACCTGTGATGACTGAGGAAGAAACTTACGCTGAGTACCTATGGCGTGAGAGAACTGAAAGTGGGGGAGAAGTGGACAAAACCACATCAGATATCCGTGCAAGTGCCACTTCTGACGTGCTGCCCACAGATGAGTGCAAGCACGTTCCCTACTGGACAATTTATCTGGTTGAGGAGATTAGAGATAAAGGCCGTATCACCAACGTCAGGCAAAACTACGAGCAAGGAACCGAGTGCGTTTACTGCCCTATGTGTGGAGAGAAACTATGACCGACCTGCAGGGTTTCTGGGCTGTCTGGTCTGCGCTGATGGTATTTGCTATCTGGTGCATTTGGATTAGCCGATGAGTCTCTGTAAAAACTGCGGAAAGCCAATCAACACCTATAACATCAAGCCTGTGTGGTACCACTGTGATACCGGCAGGGAGATGTGCGACTATGACGACCTACTAGACATCCGGGTGGCGCAACCATACCAATAACGGTATAGTCTTGACAGACAGGTTTATTGTACCAACTTAGGTACGATTTCGTGTGGCACGAAACTAGCCAATAAACGGTATCGTATCTGATACCACATCTGCTATCATGGTACCATGCCATTACCCAGGACCCCCGGCGCACTTAAGCGAGCCTTCCAAGCCTGGCGCTGGCTCCGATACTACCGTAAGTCTAAGTAACTCTGTAGTCCATTCAGAGGCCCCTATACGCCTCTCTAACGCTCTCTAACCCCCAGGGTGTCTCCTAGGTCCAAAGAGTATAAGTATGGGTGTGTTATGACACATTCTCGTTACGGTGATACACATACACATACATACCCCCCCTCAAGGCATACCCCCCGTCAGAAATACTACTAAACCACTAGGAATTGTAGGTGTTGCTTGTGAACTTGTGCGGAGAAATGCTAGTAATGCAATGGGATTAGGAGGAATGCATTGGCTATCCATACATTTTGAACCATTAGTACAATTAGAATTAGTTTCTATTCTGCTTGTGACCTTGTGAATCTGTACCCTCCACTAGTGCGCTTGTGAATACATATGCTACTAAGTCACTAGCAATACATTAGAACTACTTTCTATTACTCTCCCCTCCATAGGAGATAACGAACACTTGTTCGCTGCCAGGGGTTTGGCGCCGATTGGACTGACAGTCTAGACCCATAGTCTAGAGTTAATTTCTATCACCCGAACACTTGTTCGCCATTCCCTGAAAGGGGGCTAATTCGCCCTCTAAGCCCCTGACCCCCCTCCCCTAGGGCTTTACCCTCGAAACAGATTTGCGGGGCATACAGAAAAACTCCTATTTCGGGGTATTTAATAGAAAACATTTCTAAATAAAGAAAACATTTCTAGTGTTTTTGACTTGACAGGGGGCTAGGGGTGTGTATACTGGACATTGTCAGGGGAGGAGATACCCCCGATGAGGACGGCAACGAAACGAAAGTGGAAGAGGGCTACAACTTGTGCGATACCCACCGCAGGGGGTAATTGTTTCACGTGAAACAGTCGAAACGCCGTAAGGCGTCTACGGGGGATAGTCTCCCCGTACTGAAGAGACAGACGAAAGAGGAATTATGCAAGCGAATTACCGACAAATCGAAGATATGCTGAAGAGCATGACCCCATTTAAAGGCAACTCTATGCGGGCAGTCATTGAGAATGGAAAGGAATATCGGGTGATTTCCTACAACACCACAATTGCAATGGCAACGCTAGACGGCGTGATTCACTACTACGACCCCACGAAATACAGCACCACCACTAGCCGGCAACAGAATCTAGTTAAGCGGGCGTGGGGGCTATCGGGCGAGGCGGTTAGCCGATGACGTGCGGATATTGGTACGATTCACTCGAAGAGGCGATATCATACAACGGGAACTACCCCGCCTACGCCATAGACGAAGTGGAGGAATGGGGGTAATTGTTTCACGTAAAACATACGGGAGTTTGTGAAAACTTTCACAAGGATTGACTTGACTTTAGGAATTAGACGTAGTAAGTTTATAAATGAGAGATGGGGCGACCCAAAAAAGAGAAAAGGAATCAGAAATGACCGAAAAGGAAATAATGGTAGAGTACCTATCGGAGAACGACTGGGAGGACGTGGGCGTAATCGAAATTGGCGAAAGTCTATACCTAACGCTACGTCAGGAGAATTGGAATGTAGCCGTTAGTTTTATGGCTAAGGGATTAGCACAATTTCTAGACGGTGACTATGAATTGGTAGATGTAAGTAAAATGATTTCACCTATTGACGGTAAAGCGGTTAGCATTACCCTAGAAGTAGTATCTAACTAGGAGGAGAAATGAAAATGGATAAAGTACGAACAATTTACAGTCGCAAAACTCGAACTTGGTTCGTTCGTGGAATTGAGTTTTCTAGTAAACTTGACGCTTACCGCTACGCCAACACGCTACGGACAAAGAACACAACGGTATGACCGCTACGGAATTGGCAAAACACTTAGGCAAGAACGGGGAGTACCGTATCAACGGGCTAGGCGTGATGGTGACGGTAGTAGATGCAAGAATGAGATTTGGAGAAATGGATTTTAAGATTACCCCATTGACCGGAACCGGAGAAATTTGGACACGGGCTAGTGGAGTGAAACTAGACTAAGTTGTGAAAAGTATCACAAGGATTGACTTGACTTTAAAAATAAAACGTAGTAATCTAAAAATAGGTTAGAAAACTAACCCTAACGAAAGAGAGAATGAAATGGACGTATCAAAGTTTGTAGAGGACGGAGTTATCCCCTACACGGTATTAGAGGGCAAGACTACGGGAGAGCAATCCCTAATCCTAGCCCTATGCCTTGAGGAGATGGGCGAGGACGTGGGAATGATTTGCGCCTACTATGAGAACATCGCCACCGTATCAGATATTGACCTACGGGAATTGATTGACGAGGCAGAGGGGTGCTACGAAGGGGAGTATGATTCATACACCGAATTTGCGGAGCAATTGGTAGACAATATCGGTGTGCTTGACGGAATGCCCGAAAACTTACGGTACTATTTTGACTACGAAAAGTTTGGGCGGGATTTGCGCCACGACTATTGGGAGCAAAACGGCTACTACTTTAGGAATAACTAACAGGAGTTTGTGAAAAAGTTCACAAAGATTGACTTGACTTTACCGATAGGCTAGACTACTGTAGGTATACAGGAGATAGCCCTAACGGGAAGTCTAAACAAAAAGAGAAAAGAGAGTATTAAAATGTTTGACAAGAATGAAGAATACAAAAAGCCGGAATTTGATACGCTAGAAATTGAAGTGTACCTGACTACGGGGCAATCGGAGATAATTCGCCGGTACTTGGGATTGATTAAAGGTATCGGTGGAGTCACCTATCAGGGAGCCTTGTGGAACGATGACCGAAGTACCCTTACTTTCCTAGCCCCTAAACTTTCGGAAATCGTGACCGCACTAAAGGGTATCAATATTGACAGTTTGGAGGAATGGGAGCGGAAAAGTATCAAGAATAAGATTACTCGCACCGTCAATGCTCTAGAGGCTAAGGTATCGGAGCGTTGGGCAGTCAATAAAAACTACTACGATTCATCGGTACGCCGATTGAGGGAATACACCGAAAGGGAGCCAATCCCCTACACGCCGGTACTAGTCTGTGGGCAGTATGGATTTAAGTGGGAGGCACATCAGGAGGGGCGTAATGTGTACCTATCCTATGTGACTATTGCCCCCGTACCCTTTATCTCACTTGACGGTACGCCTACGATTGAGTGGGTATGTGACAATGAGGGGTTTTACCTTTCGTTGGGTAGTGGCAACGATAAGAGGGAGAAAAACGAAAACCGATTTGGTACGGTGGAAACCGCTATCGAACGGGGCAAGGCTATGATTGAAGGCTATATCGCTATGGCACTAGAGAAGGAGCAGAAGTCTCGCCAAGAAGCAATTGTCAAATTGGCAGAAATTGAAACGGACGCCTTTATCAAGGTACAACAAATCGCCTAATCTCCTTTGGGCAGTAGGGTGGGGGAGCAATCCCCTGCCCTACCTGAAGGGATAGAAAGAAAGAAAAAAATGATTAAGTACGGGAGATTGTACGCCGGACTAGCCGTAGGATTTGGGGTGTGGGCATTGACCTATCGCCACCTGACCCTACGAATGGATAATGTGATGTGGTGTGAGGACTGTTATAGTTATGCAACGGTGCTACACCTGAAAGAGATGTTGGTAAGTGCAGTACCGGCAACGCTGGCTATGCTGGCAACAACTAAGATAATGTCTATCTTGGATAAGAAAAGGAGAAAGTAATGAAAGTATCAGACGTAATCAAAATGATGGAGACAAACTACAAGCCTGATGATGAACTTGTAATCCTATGGTGGGATAGGGAATGGGTTGAGAATTCACTTGACCCTACTATCTTGGATGAGGAAGAATGGAATGAGGCTATCGCCCTAGCAGATGGAGCAGTAGGCGAAAGCGAACACTTGCAGAGCCGTATCGGTGATGTGATTACAGATGTAGTAAATGAATACTTAACACAAGGAGAGAAATAATGAGTAAGGATTTTGACGGAACTAATTGGATTACCGTGAGGTTTATGGCGGAGGTTGAGGTGATGGCAGAGGAGGCTGATGACGCTATCTACCACGCACGGCTGGCTATGAAAGACTACGACTTTAGTGACTGCTACGCAGAGATTGTGGAGGAGGACTAATGGATACGCAAGAGATTATGCTCTACCCTGTTATTGCACGATATAACGACACGGGGGTAGAGTTTGGTACTTATGTTGGTTATTTTCCTCACTTTTTTGTAGATGTGCCTGTGGAGATTTGCGATACCGTTTTTTGGTGGAGTGACGATGTGCCTCACGATGGTATGGATATGGACGATGCCGTGCTGGTGAGACTTAACGGGCAACCTACGCTAGTAAAGGTGGAGGTATGATGTTCACCGATGAGTTTGTAGAAGTCTGTTTTATCTGCCTACGGAGCGTGGAGTGGGGTAGCGGTAAGTATGTGAACCGTGTCCCCGCCTTTAGAGCACCTGATGAGCCTAACGCCTATATCTGCGCAGACTGTGATGTGGTGGACTAATGACTACCTACCTATCAGTCACGGGATTCTTTAGGTTCGCCTGTGAGCCGTGCCGTAAGGCTGAAAGATGTACCTTTGGGTGTGGACGGGAGCCTGACACGCTCTGTGAGCCTTGCTACGGCAAGACTTACCCTACGGGATATCAGCCCGTTATCGGTATCGAAGATGAGCCGGACTGTCTGTGTGATGACTGTGGAGATTTGTTCTAATGGAGAATGAATACCGAGTCACTTTTGTGTACCCCTATGTGACCATTAGCACTACGGTGTGGACTACCTCTGAAGATGAGGTGGAGATTAGGGATATCGCCTTACGAACGATTGAAAGCGAAACCGGATTCACGGTTGAGGCTGCCGATTGGGAAGTAAGGGGCTGGGCACTTACCTCTGACTAACCACCGGCTACTCTGTGAGATGTGGCAAGGGTTCGTAAGCCGTCTAATCGGGCTTGTGTGGCTCTCAAAACATCTCGCAGGGTAGTTAGGTTGTTGGTGGCGATAGTGCTGGTGAGGCGCAGTTCTGAAGTTTGAGCGTTGGCTAAGTCCTCCACCTGGTCTATCGTGACCTTAGAGAGAGCCGTAGCCCGTGCCTTTAGTCGGGATTGGCTGAACGCAGACTTGTAAGCGTTATCTGCCCTAGCCTGTTCGATGGAAGCGGAACGGATTTCCTCTACAAGACTTTCTAGGTCTGATAGGCAACGCTCTATTTCGTTATGGATTTGTACGGGACTAAGCATTAGTTTCCTTTAGGAGTAGGAGCAATACATCATACGGGATTACAACATAACTTTCGGACACGCCCTTGCCACGCTTTTTGACTAGGCACGCCCCGAAACGGGTCTTGGCATTGACCATCTCAACCTTGAGTTCGGACAGGAAGGTGGGTAGGTCTATCTTGGCGTGGTTCTTAGCCTCTATCGTCCACCCCTCTAGCCCCCTGATATCGCCTCTATCGTCTTGTCTGCCAGCCCCGTACATACGCTCTACCTTTGGGAAGCCAGCCTCATTGAGAGCCTTTACGATGTCTCGCTCGTACTGTGAGCCTTTGGCTTTGTTCTTAGTTGTCATTGTGGTCTTTCTCGCAGGTGTGCCGGAGAGTGGCAGGTAGTGGGCAGTCGTACTTATCCCGTATCCCTTTCGCCAGCATTATGTCTAGTTCTGAGGCTGTTGCCGTGAGCATAAAGCCGTGACGGGTTGCCCAATCGGGGTGAGCCGTGAGCCAAGAATGGCAGTTGCGGCAAAGGCTTGTATACAAATCGGGAATGAGGTGTGCCCCCGGTTTGCGCCCCCTGGGAATAATCTCGTGGACATCTACCGCCGTGAAGTCACAGCCGACACCCAGGAGAGATGCTTCACAAAATGGGATTAAGTCTAACTGTGCTTTCACAAGTTCACGACGGACAGGAGCCTCCCGCCTACGCTTCTTGCTAACGGGATTGAGCCCCTTAGTTCGTTTGAGTGGAGTTCGCTTCACGCCGTTTACGCCTTATCCTATCACGATTGCGGAATGAAGTTCCACCCCACCAGCCCTCCTCAAAGTTGGCGATGGCAAACTCCCTACAATCGTCCATGATGGCGCAGGTCTGACAGACAGCCTGAATGTCGGGGTCGGGGTCAATCTCCTGGAAGGTGTCGGGGTCGTACCGAACGAACAGGTTAGGGTCTAGCCCCAAGCACGCTGCCAAGTCTCTACGCATATACTAGTATTGTACTAGCATTTGTAGAGATTGTCAATCATTTAACTCCAAGTAGCCAAGACCGTCTGTTTCCCACTCAGCCTCGTTGCCTACACGCATGTAGACTAGGCACGGGTCGCCACCCTGCTCAAAGGCTTCGCCTTCGGAATCAGCGATAGGGCCTCCATCGTGGGTTTCACAGAATGGTAGTGAGGCATAGCCATGCTCCACCCCGTAGCGTATCCATTGTTCTCTGGTCAAGTTAATAATCTTCACTACCAGCCTCCTTCACAGCCGTTTTGGTCAGGCACATATCCACTGCTGTTAATACGGGTAGCGATATACACTTGCTCTTCCTTACTTGCCAAACCTGGATGCGGCGCAAATTGTAGCCCGCCATATTCTTCCCAGACTACTCTGGATATCCCTAGCCCACCTGCGAAGGTCAAACCGCTCATCTTCCAATCGCCGTGGGTTTCGCACCATGCCACCTTCTCCCATTTCGATACGGTTAGTGAATCCACTAGAGTTGTTGATGTAGTTGAAGTAATCGCCAACGCTGAATGTGTAGGGCTTGTAATAGGTTTCTTCGGGGTGTGCGAGGGCATCACAAACAGCGCAAGGCTGGTGATGAGGGCCGTTATGAGTCTCATTAGTCACCTATAATCTCCAATTTAGGTACTTCCGGTTCTGGCACGGGCACAAGGGGAGCCAACTTGTCGGCTAAGTCCTTGTAGATAACCCGCTCTGTCTCTGGTAGCCGTGTGTCATGCGCCGCCCAGAGTAGGGCATTGATGATGACGATTAGGGCATCTGCGTTAAGGCTGAACATCAGGCTCCTTTTGAAATGAAGTTAGTTTCTGTTTGTCTGACGGACAACGATGTACTACTTCTGTGGCTATCGCTGTCACGATTTGCTTACAACGGGGACACTTCCATTTGATTTGTCTCACTTACGCAACCTTTCACTTAGCACTCTGGCTAATTCCAACTTTAGCGGATTGCTCCTTACTTCAGAGGGAATGTAAAGCGCATAAACCCACTTGAGCAACGGGTCTGGTGCTGAGGCTGCTTTAAGGGTCTTGGTCATGTAAATCATTGGCAAGTTTCCGGTGCGGATTGCCCTGTCTGTGGGGATTTTGTCAGTCTCTTTTGCGTGCCACTTGTGGGCCTCATCTACCACACGAACTAGGCTATCCAACTTAGCCACATCATCAGGGCCACGGTAATAGGTAGGGTGCTGATAGTGAGCCAAAATAGCGGAGGACCATGCTAAGGAAAGTTCTACGGCTTGGTCCTCTAAGAGCGTGCCGTAGCACTCCACTAGGCGTGCCCGCTCCCAAGATGACTGCGCCCCGTCACGACTCTCCTCGCCCTCTACTTCTACCCGATACAGGGAAGCAGGAAGGAAACGCCACGGGATATTCTCGCAGACGTGAGAGCCAGGGACTACTTGCCAGCCCTTCTTGTGGACGATAGGGCTAATGACTGTCTCAGTCCATTCCCCTATTTCCATAGGCCACTGTCGCCCGTTGATTATCTCTTGGTGTTCATCGTTCAGCCAAACATAATAAGCCATTATTTATCTCTCTCTAAATTCATTATCTCATCTCGCAGGTCGTAGATTTCTTCAATGAGCCACATAAAGTCGTCTGTGGTCATACGGTCCATCCCTCGCTCTGCGATGTCCTTTACTCTATCAATCATTCTGTCACCTCCACGACATTGTAACTTGCGCTTGTGCCCGTCCATTTGTGTGATGCCTCAAACGCTAAGGCAATACGCTGACGTGCCGTTAGGCCATCGTTTGAAGTGTAGAGGGAACCAAGGGCAAACTGTGACCCACTGCCGATGGCGTGGTAGTCTCCCCAGATTTCCACATGGCCCAGGTCCGACTGAATCTCAAACCATTGACCGCTATAGCCAATCAGGAACGAAGTGTCATCGTTCTTAAAGTCTGCCTCTCGCCATGCTTCAGCGATAGCGGTTGTCATGTCGGTGATGTTGCAGTCAGGGCCATCTACCTCAAGGCTATTCACAGCCTCTACAGCAATCTCCCCGCCACGCCAGGAGCCAGCAAAGCCAATCACTACGCTGTCGCCTAGTCGGTACACTTTGGGCGTTAGGGATACAACGTTGGTAGCCCCGTCACTGGCAACCTTGTCGCCAGCCAGTACCATCGTGCGCCCGTCTGTAATTCCTATAATCGTTGTCATTGAAACTTCCTTGGTATTTGTCCCAGATAACGGAACTGTTGGTTATCGGGTGTGAACTTATCACCACAGATGCAGAACACCATATCAGGGCCTACTTTGGATAGGTTGATATACCATTCGTGCTTGTGGTCCACTACTACTTTGACCATTAAAACGCTTCGTGCCCCTCTGGTACGGCAGTGTTGAGTTCGTCAATCCATGCGGAGGCTTCTTGAGCGGTAAGTTCTTTCTCAGCCTTGCCCCAACGCTCAATAACTTCTACCTTGATTTCCCTGCCACGTCCCTTAAGGATGGCGTACAAAGCCTTGCTCTGAGCCTGTGTGATTGCGCCAGCCTTGGTTTCGTACTGTGGCTTGTCGGCCTTGGGAACGTAGGTGCGCTGTGCCTGTGGCTGACTAGCGGCGTTACCGTCATCGTCCACGTCTGCAACCAGACCTAGAGCCGCCATGTATGAGTACCGGCGTGCATAGGTGACTGCCGAACCCTGACCCTGTGGGTCGTCCTTAATCAAGTGTAACTTCATCGTGTGAGCGATGTACTGACCTGAAGAGTGGATTAGGTAGGTCATCAGCGCATCGTTGCCGTTGTCATCTACGGAGATGAACTGACTCACGGCTAGGCCGTACTTTGCAAGGACCGGCGTAGCGGTCTTGACTACCTCTGGCAGTGCGGCGTAAGACGACTTGAAGAAGGGGTTTGTGCTGTCCTTGGGGACTGCGGAAAACTCTCCCTGCGCCTTGGCTAGTGCGGCTGCCAACTCATTGATTTGTTCTGACTTCATTATTTGTCCTTTCGATTGTTAATGGTTACGATACCACTTCCGTCTGCCACGCACAAGTCTTTGTACGAGCAGTAGTCACACTTCCAATATGGGCGTGCGGCTTCGGGGTCAATAGGCAAAGGAACACCGTTGTCATCAGGGATTATGCGCCCTGCGATTTGGTCTAACTTAGCCATAGCGACTATCTTCTTCATGCGGGCCATCTCGTCCTTGGCGAGGGGGAACCACAC